CCGGGAAACCCGAGGTAAAGCGCCCAGAAGGTGCCACGCGGGCCTGCGTCCGCAAGCGCCCCGAGGTCATCGCCGACGAGCTCGACCACGGTACGGCCCCACGTCGTCGTTAGGTCGTAGTCGTTGAGCTTGGCGCCGTCGATCCGAACCCGGCGAATCCGTGGCGTACCCGAGTGCGAGTAGATGCGCGTCTCGGCGCCCGCCTCCGTGTGAAGCTCAACACGCTGAAGCCTCCACACGGGCGTAAGCGACGACGACGCGAGATCGTCAATGAACTTGGCGGACCAGCTCACCGCGCCGGCCCCATCGTCTTGCGCCCGGTAAGCTCTTCCAGGCTGCGCCCGTTGCTCGAATAGGTCGGGGTCGTGATGAGCCCAAGCCCTGCGGAGCCGCTTGGGGCGCCGAGCATGGACCCGTCACCGGGCAGCTTGGCGTAACTCGACACCGACGGCGACCAGCCACCGCCGCTCCCGACGCTGAACGCGCCCGCCGGGGCGCCCGTGCCGATGCTCCCGAGCAACGTGGCCAGCATGGCCGGCGAGAACACCAGGCGAAGGTCGAGCGTGTAGTTCCGCCGATGGTCGTGCGTGATCGGGTCTTTCGCCGCCTCTTCCGCGCTCATGTAGCAGACCGGCCAGAAGTCACGATGCCGGGTCCACCCGCCTACCCGGTCGAAGATGATCGGCTCGCTCAGGTTGACTTGCCGCGTCCCGGTCATCGAGGAGACGCCGTGTACCTCGTGCGAGAAGTCCGGCGGGGCACCCTCTACCGCCACCTCGTCGCCGCTCGCCAGCGTAGCCCCCGAGGCCCACGGGGCGAAGGCGTTACCGCCCGTGGCGACGTAGGTGTACCCGCGTCCGGTCGCGCCACGCTGGCTCCCGCACCACGCTTTGTCGCTGTTGAGCGCCACGCCGCACAAGCCCCCGCGGCGTAGGTGGTTCGCGAGCGCCTGCAACTTGCGCTCCAACGCTGACGCGCCGGGGGAGCCGAACCGCTCCAGTACGATACGCACGGTCCACAGCGGGCCGAGAACGACGGTAGACATGGACCCGTCAAGGGCTACGGCGTCCTCGCGCCGGATGGCCGGCACCGCGGTCAGGTCGGTGAGCTCTTCGCCGAGGTCCACCGTTTCGAGCGTGCGCCCGCCGGTCGGGTAGTAGTAGAGCGTTGGCGTACCCATCACGTCCTCCCGAGCTTGCCGGATTCAATGCCGATCTCGCGCGTGAAGTCGCCCCACAGATCGCCCGCCTCGATAAAGATGCTCTGCTTGCTGTTGCCGCTGGGCTTCGTGTCGCTGGCGAGCTGGATGCCGAACAGGCTGAACCCGCCGCCGGCCGTGGTTCCGGAGCCGAGGAACTGCTCCTCTCCGCGGGCGTCGGTGCTCAGCGCCTTCGCGAGCCCCTCGGCGAACGCCTCTGCTATCGCGACGTAGAACGCCGGATCGAGCAGCGCGGTAGCCAGCGCAATTGCGATCATGGGAACCGCGCCGATGAACACCTTGCCAAGCAAGATCACAAGGTCGGGAAGGATTTGGGGCAGGGCCTCCGCAAGCGCGGTGACCAGTCCGGTCGCCATCGCGGCGATCGACTCTACCAGCATCGGAATGCCGTCGATGATGGCCTGCAAGATTTCCGGCAGCGCCTCAACCAGCACACGGGGCGCGTTGGCGATGATGTCGCCGGCCGCCGCAAAGGCCGACTCCACGAACGCGCCGAGGTTGCCCAGCGCGCTCGTGATGAGGTCCGCCGCCTCCGTGAACACGCTGCTGCCGTCCTGCATGTTCGCGGCGCTCTGGAGGCCCGCGTAGACCGCCTCAGCGATGGGGTGGAGCGAGGCCACCGCGGACAGCGGGGAGGAGAGCGCCTGCCCCACCTTGCCCGCGGTGCCGGCCGTGCTCGGCACGTTCGCCGCGGTGATGGCGGTGCCGGTCGTGTCGATTTGCGCCAGCAGGGCCTTGGCTTGGTCGGGCGTGAGCTTGCCCATCGCAAGCGCCTCAGTCACACGCGCCGACAGCTCGGCCAACTTCTCCATGTCGCTCAGGGTCTTTTGCGGCACCAACTGGTCAATCTGGTTCGCGAGGGCTTCCCACTCGCTCACCGGGGGCGGGGCGAATCGCTCGGCGTCCATCTCCGCGGCGGCCGATGCGATCCAACCGAGGGTAATCGCCTGCAAGGCCCGCGCCTGAGCCTGCAACGTCTCCACTTCCTCCTTTGCCGCCTTCCGGTGGGCCTTGCTCCCTTCGGTCTGCTTGTGCGTGGCGTTGGACTCGGCCGCCTTCGCCCGGCGCACGTCGTCCGTTGCATCGCGCATCTTGAGTTGGCCCACGACCGCCGCCTGCAACTCCCGTTCGAGCTCCTTCGTGGATGTGCTCACGCCGTCCATCGCCGACGACAGGAAGGCGAATAGGCCCGTGTTGACGGCGAGCCCGGAGATACCGCCGTCCACCCGGTCGATCGCGTCTGCAAGGTCGCCCATGCCCCGCGACACGCCACCGATGGCCACCTCCCACGAGTCCGGTACGCCTTTCAGTTCCAGCAGCTTGACGTGCGATGCGATCAGAGCGTCGCTCTCCTTCGTGGCCTCGCGGTAGGCATCGCCGGTCGAATAGAACGTGTCCGCCGCTGCGATGGCCTCCTTGGAAGCGCCCTCCATGATGAGTTGCAACCGCGCCGTGCTGCGCGTGGCCTCGCGGGTCAACTCCTCGGTGTGGCTTAGCCCAAGCGCGAGCGCCGCTTGTGCGGCCGCCGCCGACTCGCTCTCCGCGGTGAGGCCCTGGTACGCCATAGCGAGCCCAGCCGCGGCCACCGCCACCACAGGCAAAGCCACCGCGAGAGGCCCCAGCGCCGCCTTGATCGTGGCGCCCATCGTCGCGCCCGATTGGCTCGCTTGCGTGAACGCCTGCGCGACTTGCGGCCCCTGTTGGGCGAGGATCATCATGGGGTTCATGCCCATGGCGAGCGATTGCCCAACGTCGTACATCTGGAAGCGGAGGTTACCGGCCGCGTAGCCGGCGGCGTCCATGCCCTTTGAGCCCGCAGCCATCGAGGCCGTAAGCCTGTCCTGTTCCGCCTTCGCCTTCGCCTTCGCCGCTACGAGTTGCGAGTATTGCGAGCCGGTCAGCCCAAGGGCCTTAGCGTTCATCTCGGCCGCGGCGGTCGTCTCGCGAATCGAGGCCGCAAGTTGCCTTTCATCTGTGCTGAGCGATGCAGCGTGTGCGGCGAGTTGCGCGGCCTCCGTAGCTGCCCGCTCCTCCGCTGCCGACACCGCCGACAAGGCCGCCGCAAGTTGCGCGGCCTCCGCGGCTGCGCGCTCCTCTGACGCCGCCGCTTGCGACGTTGCAGCCTCCATCGCCCGCAACTGCGCGACCGATAGCCCAAGCGCATCGGCCTTCATCTCGACCGCAATCGTTGCCGTCCGGATCGCTTGCGCCGCGTCTCGCTCTGCGTCGGAAACGGACATCGAGGCCGCCGCCGCCGCCCTCATCTGCGCGGTTAGCTCTGCCTCTCGCTGGGCAAGCAGCGCCGCCGCACGAGCCATGCCGTCGAGCGAAGCGGAGCCGGGGGTCTGCGCCTCGACCTTGAACGATACCCCCGTGGTGCTCATTGGCCGACCTCCACCACCGCCATAGCCTTTCCGCCGAGGCTCTGCACCGCGAGTTGCCGCCGCTCAAACCCGGCATCGTAGGCCGCGCGATTGAACGCGAAGTCCTCCGCGCTCATGTCCCGCAGCTCAGACGGTAGCACCCGATACCTCGCCGCCATCGCGTCCATCGTCGCGAGCAGCGGGACCGGGAAAGGTGGCCAGCGTTTCGCGCCACCCGCCTCCAATCGTCAGGTCGAGGACGACGCCAGAAAGCTGGTTGGCCACCGCCGCGGGCAGCGCGTACAACGGCATCCCGCGAGTACCAGGGCGAACCGGATCGCGCTCGTGTCGCTGGATGGTGCAAGGCTCCAGTTCGGCTTCCGTCTCGCCAATGGCGAGCACGCAAGCGTTCAGAAGCCGCTCGTGCATGGCGGTCGCGACCTCAGGGTCAGTCGCCTTCGGCTTGGCGCCCGCCTTGCCGGGCAAGAGCGCCTGAGCCTGCATCTCGCCCTGAGTGGCCGCTCGAACGCGAGCGTACACGGTGGCGCCATCATGGGTGATGGGGACCACCTTGCATTTGCCCTCGCTCCACTTGTTGATCAGGCTCACGGGAACTCCTACGAGGTGGCGGTGCTCTGGGTGTTGACGACCACGACCGCGAGGCCGCGGTTGGTTGCGTCGCTCTGGCCCACGAGCTTGATCGACTCGGGGAGCACGCCGTGTGTATTCACGCCGATCTCATCCGTCTCGATGTAGGCGTTGTGCATGGTGAAGGTGATCGACCGGGCCGACGCGGTGGCGCTGATGACCGCGCTCGCCTGCGTGTGGGCGGTGAGCCCGCTCTGCCAGTTGTCGCTCTCGTAGTCCGAGCTGACCATCATGGACACGTCGCGAAGCGCCGAGGGCTTGGGGTCCGCGGTCAGCTTGGTCCCGAGCACCTGCCGACGGTCCAGCTTGTTGTCAAGCTCCAGCGAGAACGTGCGGAGGTCGTAGGCCGTCGAGTTCCAGGTGATTTGGGAGAACTGGTGGTGCTCCATCTCCACCTCGTTCGTGCCGAACGTGGGCGTACCCGCCGACGTGGGAGCGCCCGAGGTCTGCCCGATGATTTCGATCTCCACCACGCACCGCCCGCCGGCCTCGACGCTCATCTTGATCTTGGCGATCCGACAGCCCTCGTACACGATCGCGGAGCCGGTGCCCTGTGCGATCTCGATGGTCAGCCCGCCCGCCGGGGCGGTCGCGCCGAGGATGTAGGTGTGCGCATAGTCCGAGCCGCTGGGGCCGGTCGTGGAGCTCGACCACATCGCGTGATGCAGGATGAGGCCCATGTCCTCATAGGTGCCCTCGAAGGTCACCGAGCCGCCCACGTCGTCCTGAGCCACGAACGAGCGGCGCGACACGAGGCCGGTGCCCTCGTACAGCGTCTCCCGCTTGACCTTGGACACGTTGCGACGGAGAGAGGAGGAGAGCAGGCGGAAGAACTTGGTACGACTGACCGCCGTTCCCCAGGTGCTTTCCGCGCCGAACCCAACGAATGAACCGAAACCAGAATAGGCCATGGGAGCCCCCTTATGCGTTCATGTCGCGCACGAGTACCTCGACCTTGGCCGTGAGGGTACGGCCAAGCGTGGTAACCGCCGTGACGGTGAGAATGTAGTCGGTAGCGGTGGTGCCGCCGCTGATTTGCACCCGCACGATCGCAGCGCCCGCGGCGCCCACCTCGTAGCGCGTGCCGGTAGTCGTGACCGTGAGCCCGCCCGTCGCCGCAACCGTGACGTAGCTCAGGCACTCGAGCTCGTGCGAGCCAACCGCCACGGGGTGAACATGCACCCGCCGCTGCATGAGCGCGGAGAAGTCGATCCACGCGAACACCGTCGTATCCGAGGTCTTCGCCATCACGTTCTTTGGCGACGTATCGCCCAACCGCTCCTGCGACTGAGCCGCGAACAGGTAGCCGGGCACCGGGGCGCCCAGGTCGATATGCCCCGTCTTTGCCGAGGCCGGCACGAACGCGGTAATCCCCGTTCCCAAGGTCGCATCGCCCCAATAGAGCCAGTATTGCAGCATCCCCGCCGCGGGGGCGGTGTCCTGGATTTCGATCGTGCCGGTCTTCGTCGTGGTGTTGAACGAGGCCAGATCGAGCTTGCTCACGACGGTCGTGCCGTCCGGACCCGTTACCCGCATGTCGTAGCCGGTCGCCAGCACCGTAGTCCAGAAGTGATCCCAGTCCGCCGGGATCGAAATCGTCGCGTCGAATGCGCCCCCAGCTCCCGCCGTGTTGTCGATCGACAACGGCTGACGGTAGGTGTCGAGGGAGCTGCGCCAGCTCATTTGGCGGCCTTCGGAGCGGGGGCAGGCTTCACCACCGCGAGGCCAACCGGCAGCGCCTCCACGGCGTCCGCAGGCACCTCGCGCACCTCGCCGGGCGACCAGTACACGCCCGCGGGGTACTCGCCCCGGTAGCCCGTGCTTTCGACCTTGACCGCTTTCATACGCCCCCCACTTTGCTCGCGCGGCAGAAGAACTCGAACCGTGCCCCGAAGGTAACACAGCCGGCGGCCTCGCCGTTGAGTCCGCTGATTTCCGACATCTCAAGTAGCTGCACGTCGTACCACCCGGAGCCGAACAAGCCGCCCGACGAGGATCGCACCGCGATTTCAAGCGCGCGGGTCACGTCGTCAAGCAACCGCTCTTGCGCGAGCATCCGTTCTGCCGGCTTGTCCACCGTGGCCGGCGCCCAACAGGCAAGCGTCCACGTCGCCGTGCGGGTGTAGGCCCCCAGGGGCTCCCCCATGCGGCTCGAAACGTCGAGCGCCGCGAGCATGACCACCGCCACACCCGAGCGCGGGGGCGACTCGTACACGCCGCAAATCACCTGACCGTCGCCGTTCAGGTCGTAGTAGTAGCCGCCCGCGATGGTGCAGGCGCTCAGGGCCGTAACCATGCCCTCGCGCAGCGTGGTGAGCTTGGTGGGCATTAGCTCACCCGCCGCTGGAGAGCGTCCGCGAACAGGTCAGGGAACGCCGCACGAGCCGCGTTCTCGGTGTCGCGCATGTAGTGCGTGGGCTTCACCCTCACGGAGCGCACGAGGATGTAGGCGGTCGTGCTCTTGCCGCGCTGGTCCATCACGAGCCGGCCCATCGTACCGCCCCGGATGGGCACAAACCGCAGCTTGACCGGCGCCGTCCGGGGCGACTCCCAACCGCCCTTGGTGACGCCCGCGCCCGTCTTTGCCGGCCCTACCGGGATGGCGAGGAACCGCCCGCGCTTGGGGCGCACCACGCCGCCGTGCTCTTGCAGCGCGGCGTATCGCACGTTTGCGTCACGACCGGCCCACACCTCCAGCTCGATGCCCTCGCCGGTCGCCTTGACTTCCATCCCCACGGAGTTGCGGAGCCGGCCCGAACGAACCGCGAGCCGGTTGCCGCTCAGCAAGCCGCGCACCACCGCCGTAGAACGCTGCCCGAGCGTGCCCAGCGCGTCGCGAGCCGCGAGAGGCACCGCCGCGCGCAACTCCAACAGGCGGGCCTCCATCATCGCCACCGTCACAGGAGCGCCCGCGGCAAACGGAACGGAGCGAGCGCCTGCCGCACCGCCGGGGATAGCAACTCCTCGTCACGAAGCCCGAGCGACACACCGCCGCCGCTCACGTTGGATCGGCCCTGCTCAGCGCGCAGGTTCCAAGCGTTGCGAACCGCGAGGATGGCCGCCATCTTCAGCGCCGCGGGAATGGTCGTGTACCCCGCCGTGAACGTCACCTTGAGCGCACGGCGCGCCGTGCCCCAACTGCCATGCGATGCCGTCTCGGTGAGCAGCACGAGGCCAATGGACCCGTCGAGGATCGCGTAGTCCCCGGAGGCCACAAGGTCCGCAGCGGCCCACGTCCAGTTGGCATCGTCGTAGATCGAACCCACCGCGGTAACGGGCCACACATCAAGCGTGAGCTCACGCCCGCCGGGGCCGTCGATGTACCTGGTGTAACTCGTGCTCTCCATCGTAGGCGCTGCGCCCGCCGTTGACGGTGGGTAGTCGCACCACGCGGCGAACACGGCGCCGATGCGTCCGATCCACAGGTCGAGAAGGGTATCCTCGGCCGTGCCGGTCAGTTGCGGGATGTGCCCGCGCGCCTCGGCTGCGGTGATCAACGCCATGGCTCAGCCCTTCCGGGGTGAGCGCATGGCCTTGTCAACCGGCGGGGACTCCATCGCGGCGGCGACCGTCGCCACCTCGATCGAGCCGGGAAACGTGGCCAGCATGTAGGCCGCCGACTCGTCAGACAGCGCGCGTTCTTCGCCCGCACGCCAGAGAGCCGTCAAGCCCTCCCGCGTGCCGGCGTAGTGCGGCAATCCAACGAGCCGGTAGGACTTCATTAGGAGCGCACGCCTTCGTACACCACCACCACATCGAAATCATAGGCGGGGCCGGTGCCGGCCTTCGCCACGGCCACGGCGAACACGCCAGCGGCGGCACGTTCGAGGTCGGCGCCCGTGCCGGTGATGGGCATGGACTCCACCGTACCCGCCACCATGCCGAGGCCGGCAACGGTGGTCGTGCGGGTTACGAGGGTCGTGGAACCCTTTTTGACCGTGAGGGTGATGTAGTTGGTGTCGTTGGCCGTGACCGACACGTTGGGCACGAGGTAGACCCGCTTGATCTTCGCCGCGTTGAGCGAAGCGTTCAGCAGGTATTCGGCATCGGTTGCGTCGGTTCCCGCGCACTTCACGCGGTCGGTGAACTCGGTCATCATGGTAGAGGCTCCTGGTGGGAAGGGGTGCGCTCGTTAGAGCATGTTGTAGGCGTAGAACACGACCTTGCTGGACGACCCGCTCAGGGTCCGCAGGCTCTTGCGCTGCGTGGCCACGACGTTGAAGGCGCCGCGGGTGATGTCCTTGTCCTGCTCGACCATGACCGAGCGGCTGGCGTAGTGCTTCCACTCGCTGCGGCTCACCGCCACGAGGCCCGAGAGGGCGCCCGAGTTGGTGAAGAGGCCGGTGCTCGCGAGGTCCGCGCCCATCCAGCGCGAGGAGAACAGCGGGTGTCCGCCGATGCTCGCGAGCTGGCCGGTCATGATCGTGGCCCGGTTGCCCATCTTATCCACGGTGAGGACGTTGGAATCAACCATGAGCTTCTTGTACAGCACCTCGGGGGAGGTGATGAGCGCGATGTCGCTGGCGGCGAGCTCGCCCATGGCGCCCACGACCGAACCCATCACGCCCGCGGCGGTCTGGGCGGCGGTGAGGTCCACGGTCAGGCTGCGGTCAGCGGCGAGGGCGCGGAACCCGAGGAAGCCGCGGCGGTGGTCGGCGCTGCCACCGAGGCCGGAGGCGCCCCAACGGCTGCGGAGGTTCCACGAGGCGATCGCGTCCTGGTGGGTCGCGGTCGTGTCGCCGTTCATCATGCAGTCCTCGTAGCCGTCGCCGATCGCGCGGGCGGCCCGCTTGGCGATCTCGGGAGCGAGCGCGAAGATCGCATCCTCGGTCGCGGCATCGTCGATCAGGAAGCGAGCCGCGAAGCCGGCCACCTCGATGGTCTGCGAATCGGAGGTGAAGTCGGACGCGGTGTACTGGTCGGGGTCGTTGGTCGAAACCTTGCCCTTCAGGTAGGGGCGGCCGGTGTCGGTGATCTTCGGCACGATGATCGGGCCGTTGATGTTCACCACGTCGAAGAGGGCGGCGATGCCGTTGGGGGTGAAGAACTCCTCGTAGAGCGCGCTGATCGGCGTGTCGGGAATCCACTCGGCGCCCGATCCGGCGGTGTCGCTGATGCTCTTCGCGATGGTCTTCTCCAGCGCGGTGCGGAACCCGCCCGCGGTCGGGGCCTTCGCCGCGTGGGCGAGAAGGCGGCCCTTCAGGCTGACGGGGTTGCGCCCGGTCACGGAGCGGTAGAGGGTGGCGGCGAGGCCGATGGCCTTCAGGTCGCGATCCCACTCGGTAGCGGGGGCGTCGGTGAACAGGCCGTCGCGCTGCACGTCGACCATCTGGCCGGCGAACTCGACGCGCTCCACCGAGCGGGAAAGGTTCACGCTGCCATCGGCGCGCATGAAGCGGGACACCAGGGCGGCCTCACCACCGACGGGCGTGGCGATCGACTTTCCGGCGAGGGCGTTGCGCTCCTCGATGGCGCGGAGCTTGTCGGCGAAGTCGGCTGCGGCGCGGTCCTGCGCGGCCTTGTTGTCGCCGATGTCCTTGTGGATGGCGCGGAACTGGCCGATCAGGTCGGCGTTGCTCTTGATCTCGATTTCCATGGTTCAGGCTCCGAAGAGGTGAGAGAGGGGAGAAGCTTCGTTGGCGTCATCGGTGGCGAACAGGTGCGCCACGTTGTCAGGGGTTGCCAACATGTCACGCATGATAGCACGTCGCGCGGGGTCTTGTGCCAACTTGTCAAGGAGTGCGTCCGCGATTTCTTCGGCGCTCGCCTTCTGCGCTGCCCGCACGGCCACCGCTTCGGCGTTCGCCGGCACCGCTACGATGCTGATTTCGAGCAGGTCGCAATCGTAGTAGACTTCGCCGTACCCTTCGGCGAGGTGCAGCGGGTCAGTCGAGGGCAGCGAGCGGCGCGCCACCCGGCGACCGGGGCGAAGGCCCACGCTAACGGCGTTGATGATGCCCTCCTCTACGTCGAGCTTGACCGCCTGCGCGTACTCCTTGCTCGACCACTTGACGACATCGAGCACGAGGCCCACGCCCTCCACGATCGACACCTCACCACGCCCGACGACGTTGCCGGCGCGGTAGTCGTGATCGGTGAGCACCACCGGGTTCATCCGGTAGTTGTCGAGCTTCCAGCTTGCTTGGTCGATCACATCGTCCATGCGGTCGCTCGATGCGGTGGAGGCAACGAACACCTGACGCTCCACGCCGTCAAGGGTGAGCGACTTGCGGACGGCGAGAACGGTACGATGGTCGCTCATTATGCGGCCTCCTCGATGACGGGAACGGTTGCACATCGGCAGTTGCACACGAGGCCGGCGGCGGTGAACCCCCCAGGGCCTTCCGCAGTCGCCCCGGTGAACTCCCCGGCGGGTACGGTGAACATCTCGGCTACGCCCACGGTCTGCCCGTCAAGGAAGGCGTGGGCATCGCGCACGGACGAATCACGGGCGGATAGCCATTGCTTCTTGACGGTCTGCCCCGTCTCGTCGGCGAACCGGCGATAGGCGGCCGTGTGGCCACCGCTTAGGCTGCGGGTCGTCTCGGTGCGAGCGATGAGCAGCGAGCGCGAGGGCGAGAACGCGCCGCACCCGCGTACCCGGATGCCGAGCTCGTTGACTGTCTCGCCCGCGTCGATGCCCTCTTGCACCGCGGCGCGCACGCGGTCCTTGGTCGGCCCATCGGTGAACGTGACGAACTCGGCGAGCCGCCGTTCGGTCAGCGGGTCGGCTTCGCTGCCGCTCCACACCCAATCCTTCCCAAGCTGCTCGGCGCCGTCGCGGAAGCCCGCGCGCACCGTCTCACGCAGCGGCAGGCGCATCGAGTCGGCCCACAGTCGCGCCTCGTCGGCCGGGAACAGCCAGCCCATGATGTCGAGCACCAGGTCTTTGCGGACCTCGGCGCCCGCGCTGAGCTGGACCGGCATCGTTTCGAGCCGAGCGGCCACCCGCGCGCCCTGACGCTTCAGCGCGGCCATGGTCGCACGCGCGAGCTTCACCTCGGCGGGCGTGTGAATCTTGGCCACCCAGTCGCCCCACGCTGCCGAGCGCGCTTCCTCGCCCTCGGGCACCGCCATCACCGCGGAGGCCGGCTCGTCGTCGCCGTTGACCTCGCGGAACAGGTGAAGGATGGACTTCGCCGGGGGCGCTACCTCCTGCTCCTCCTCGTCAGCCGCGCCCATCGTCAGCGGGGCATCGGCGAATCCCTCGTAAGCGGCGGCCTCGGCTGCATCGGCGCCGAGCGTTACCCACGTTGCCACGCGGTCGAGGCGCGCATCCCGCGACTCCTGGAACGCCGACACGCTGCTGAAGTCGTGCGCCACCCGGATCGACGGATCGAACCGGCGAGCGATGCGGGTGAGCGCCGCGTCAATCACCGCGGCGTGCGCTTTCAAGCCCTGCCAGTAGACTTGATCTTGCTGCTTCGAGGTGGCGTAGTTCGCGGTCGGGAGGCCCACGCGCGTAGGCGGCACGCCGAACAGGCCAAGAACCGTCTCGCGCGTCATCTTGCGTTGCTCGCCGAACTCCATGTCTCGGAGCGAGAACGATGGGAACTCGGCTTTGATCGCGCCCGACATCACGAACGCGGGCGCCTTCGAGGCGCTGAAGTCTGCGTAAGCGGCGGCGATCTGGTCGCGCTGCACCTTCGTAAGCTGCTGGTCCTTGTCGGCCGGGGAGATGATCGCCTCTGGCCGCCCACGGTTCGCCTGCTTGGACGCCAGCTTGGCCGCGCCTCGCTCGGCGTTCAGGTCGTCCACGAGCGCCGAGATCATACCCTCGCCCACCAGCGACCGAGCATCGGCCTGCCACGAGGTGAGCGACACGAGCGCGACCGACGAGGCCGGGAAGTAGCGACGAGGGGCGCCCTGCCGCGGAGAGAACTGCACGCCCTCCAGCATCCCGTATTCGTCCATCACCGGCTGCACGGCCTCGGGGTGAAGCAGGGGCAGGCTCACCGGTTCCCGCTCGCCCACCAGGAGGATCGTGGCGGTGCCGGTCGGGAGCCAGTAGGTGATGAGCTGCCGTTCCCACATCGTCCGGTCGGATGTCGTGGTCGGCTGCGCGAGGAGGTCGAGCACTGGGTGCCGGTCGATCACCTGCTCGTTGGCACCCTCGCCGCGGGTCAGGCGCAGCGGTAGGCCGCTCAGGTCGTCGGCGATGGCGTTGACGCACGCGCGCACCCACGGGAACGTGGCGAACGCGGCCATCGAGGCGTGAGGGTCGAAGGTCGCAGCGCCGGGGGCGGAAGAGGCGCCTACCTGCGGGAGCTGCTTGGGCTCCTCGTAGCCGTAGCCGATGGCCTTCGCCATGTCGGCCCAAGAGGGGAAGCGCCACGCCATGGCGACAGCGTGGCACGGCTATGACAGGTTGTCAAGGCGCTCAGTACGACGCTCCCCAGTCCACCACTCCCGCGGCGAGGTTGTAGACTGCGTAGCGAGCGGCGTCGATCGCGTGGTCGTTCGCCTTCAAGGGCAGGTCGGGCGAGTCCTTCGCCCCGGTGCGCGGTGCCCAGACGTAGCCTTCGATCTCACGAACGAACGGCCGATTGGCCACCGTGTCGTGTACGACGAGATGCGGGTAGCCCTGAGCGTCGAGCGCGAGCCGCGAGGCTACCGCGTTGATGCCCGGTCGGATGTCCTTGCGCGCGGCCCGCGTGTCGATGCCGAGGTTCCGCAGCGTCATTCGCCCATTCGCTTCCTCGGGGTCGGCCCAGATCGTCTCTGGCCACCCGTACTGCTCGAACATGGCCCGCAGCTTGACCGCGTGTTCCTCCCACCGTAGCCCCGCCTGGTAGTGCGTGGCGAGGAGGTGAAGCACGTCATCGGCAGGGTCAATCGCGAACAGGCAACAGGCGAACGGGTTGCTCGTGCCGAAGTCGATCCCCGCCACCCGGCGCCACTCGGCCGGCACGGGCGTAGCCGGCACGAGGTGAACCGCGCGGCTCCACCCGGAGTAGACCAGCCCCTCGAGCGCCACGAACTTACCCGACTCGCGCGCCGCCTTCTCGTGCTCGCCATACCTCGCCATGCGCTGCTTTCGGCCCGCTTGGTCGATGTACGGGTTGTCGCGGCCGTCGATCTCAGCGTACCGGTAGCCCGGCTTGGGCTCGCTCTGGAAGTCGTCGTAAACCCACGTCATGCCCTTTAGCGGCGTCATGCTCAGGAGGATGTAGCAGCCCTTCCACGGGCGCCGACCGAGCCGCATCAGGCACTCGCCGAACACGGCCGAGTCGTGCTCCTCGTCCAGAATGATGATGTCGAACTCGTCAGCCTGATACGCCCGCGCCCCCTGGTCGTTGCTCTTGAAGACGATCGTGCCGTTGTTGCCCACCGCACCCGGTGCCGAGACCTCGGCCTCACCGTCGCCCCGCTCGTTACGCCACTTGCATCCCGCCGGCAGGAGGCGCCGCACCTTCTCCCGCAGCACCTTGCGGCTGTCGTTGCTCGTGAGCGCCGAGAACAGCACGCGGCCGGGGTAGGGCGGGATGGTGTCGAGGTCGAGGCCGTTGGCGTCGAGCCATCGCCGGGCGTCAGGGTGGCGACTCCCGAGCATCGCGGCAACGGCGAACTCCGCAGCCAGCGCGCTCTTGCCCGATCCGTTCCCACCCAGCACGGCAAACGCCAGCGCCCCCTTGACCGCTCGCGCCGCTCCTCGCTGCGAGCTCGCCCGCGGTGCCGCGACATCCCACAGGCGGGAGTAAGCGATCGGAGCCTGCGCCCGCCGCTCGTGCCTGGACTTCGCCGCCCGTGCGCCGCGGAGGAGGTCAGATCGCGAGAGTGGCACGAACGGCCGCCGCTGCTTCGTGGTGGCCCTGCTCGTCAAGGATGGCGATCGCCTCCTCCAGCGTGACGCGCGCCAGCTCCTCGTCGGACTTCTCCCCGAGCGTGAGCGCCCCGGTGAGCTCCTGCACCTCCGTCTTCGGCAGGCCGAAGCGATCGGCCACCGAGTCGGCGGCGCGGAGCCGGATGGCGTGGTCGGCCGGGCTGTCGAGCGCCCCGCTACAATGGGGGCACTCACCAGCGGGGCCGGCGGTAGCCTTCAAGGCATCGCGCCACACTCCCACCGCCGAGTTGAGCAGCCCAGCCCCTACGCGCTTGGCGCTGGTCCGCGCGTCGTTCTGGATGCGCTCTACCTCCTCCAGCACCTCGGGCGACTGAATCAGCCGCGTGACGGTGTTGCGGTGTGCGCCGATCTCCTCGGCGATCTCCACGTTCGTCGCGCCCGTGCAGAGCATCGCTGCCACGCGAACCGCGATCAACGCCGGGTCATGCACCAGCACGCCCATCGCCTACCCTCCCACTGCCAGCCACGACGCGAGCGCCGTGCCCACAGCCATCACCGCGAGCCGGCACCACCTCGACTCGACCACCCGTTCCACTACCGCGCACGCAAGGATGACCAGGAGGGCGGGAAGGTCGCGCGTTTGGACAGTGCCGAACATGCCTTAGCCTACTCCCCACCCCGCCACCTGTCTACCTCGCGCACTCTCGGTGGCGACAAGCAGCATCCCATCGGGCTTTCCGACCACGGGCGCACATCCGGCCCCATTGAACGCCGCTTATTTCGTTGTGCGCCCGTGAACCCCCCTTGTGCGCCCGAGCCTAAACCCATCGGCGCACATCGATACGCCAGCTTCTACCGTGGTGTTTCTACCTTGTGCGCTTGTGCGTAGTACATATGTATATGTTCCATGATGAGAGGGTAGTAGAAGAGAAAGAGATGGCTCTTTGATTGATCGACACCTGTTTTCCACAGCCGTACATCAAAGTAGGGGCGCACCGGGCGCACAACGCGACTCGTTTTCGCACTTGTCCAGTCGATAGGCGCGCAGTCCCGCGATTAGCCACCAATAGCCTCGGGCGCACAACCCTGACGATGGCCGTTCACCATCACGCAGGCGTTGCGTCAAGGTGTGCGCCGTGGTACTATCGACACGGGGAACACTCATGCTCACCTTCATTCTCATGCTTCCGGACACCGCAGCCAACGCAGCCTTCATCAAGGCAATGGAGAAGTCCGCAGCGGTATATGCTTCGGCCTCTACGCGCCGCGTCAAGAGCTCTCGCGTTCATGACGATAGCGACCTTGTGCGCGCTCTGGCCGACATCAAGGACGGCGCGTCGTTGTCTGAGATTGCGTGTGCGCTGGGATTGACGACCACGAAGTTCCAGCACGCCTACAACCTTGGCCGGGCGCTTAGGCGGTGTGGCTGGCGCCCTGTTCGTGCGCGCGTGGATGGCGGCTTCGTAGACCGCTGGCGCCGCGCTTAGAATGGCACGCCGTCATCGTTGATCGGAACGTCTCGCCACGTCGGAACGCTGGCGATGGGGGTCGAGCTCGGCGCATCGTCGGTCGCCTCTCGCACCCACACGTCCACGAACTTGCACTTGTCGTGCTCGCTCCTCGCCCGCTTTGACTTCCAGCCGTGCCGGCGCAGAATGGCGCCCACGCGATTCTTGGCGGCCTGGTCCATGCGTTCCTTCTGCATGGAGAGTCCTTCGTGCAGGATGTCGGCGATGGTGAACTTGCCCATCATCCGAACCACGAAGTCCATAACGAGCCCATCCCACACGTCGGTCACCTCGAATCGTTGGGCCTGCTCGGCGCGGTCGCGGTCCTCGTCGCGCTCGAACCACCACCGGCAGCTTTCATCGGGCGTGCCCACCTTCTTCTGTTCCACCGCCTGACGGTAGAGGGCGAGGGCCTGCGCCCACACCGACTCCCGAATGGTCAGCAGGCGCTCGATGTCGATCACGGCGTGGTCAGGAACGGGGATCGGCCAGAAGCGGCGCGAGCCTGACGGGTCGGAAAGGAACTCGGGCTTGTTCGTGCTGCCGCAGATGACCGAGTGTCGGCCCCAGTGGCGCGCGTTGCGCTCGTAGATGTTCCGGAACAGGTCGCGCGAGGTCGAGAGAAACTGCTTCACCTCGTCGGCCGTTCGCTTGTTCAGGCTCTCCATCTCGGCGCACTCGTAGAGCCAGGTGGAGCGGAGCTGGATCGGCGCGTTCTTGTCCCCGATGGGGATCGGGCTGTCGCCGAACCATGCCGGGGAGGCGAGCGCTTGAAAGAACGAGCTCTTCTTGGCGCCCTGCTCGCCCGTGAAGATCAACGCCGTGTCTACCTTGCATCCGGGGTTCATGGCTCGCGCCACGGCCGAGATGAGGAACCGTCGCATGAACTTACGATACAGGTCCATCTCCTGACTGGTGGCGCCGTCGTTGACGTGCAGCACCTCGGTAAGCAGCACCTCCACCCGGTCCACGCCATCCCAGCGGGGGAGCTGACACAGGAACTCCCGCACCGGGTGGTACTCGTTGGAGAGGGCGGTTGCGTAGACGGCGGCCTTGACATCCTCGATCCGGAAGTGGATGTCGTAGTGGCGCGAAAGCCAAACGGTAATGTCGCTGACGAGCCGCGCTTCGGAGTCCACGAGGGCACCGTCGAACTCCAGCATGTCGCCCATGCGGTTGATCCTAAAGCGTCCTGACCATCGAGGGTCCATCTTCAGAATGAGGATGAGGTTCGCGTGGCAGATGGCCGGCGCCCCCTTGCGGACGGAGAGGGCGGCCATGACTCCGGGGTGCGGCCCGCTCCTTGTGATCGGCCACTCTTCTTCGATCATGCGCTCGTTGCGCTTCTTCTGCGCCTCTTGCCGCGCCTTGTCCGCGACGTGCTGCCGTGCGCCCTCCAAGAGCGCCCGCGCCTTGTTCACGGCCTTGGCGATGCGTTCCACATGCTTGGTGAAGCCGCGCAGCGAAAGCCCCGCGAGAGCCAGCGATACCTGGTCCTCGTCGCCCGCCGCGAGGTCGGCGATGAGCGACGGGTGCATCAGTTCGAGCTCGATCTTCTTCAGCGCAACGTGGTCCTTCTCGGCCGCCTTGATCCGATCGATGAACGAGGCGAGCGATTCCAGCGCGCCCCCGTCATCGTGCGGTGCGGCCTCCTCGGCGTAAGGTTGCCCACCATCCGGCGCCGTTCGCTCCTGATCATGCGTACTGGGTCGGATGACATCGAGGGCGTGATCGACGGTGCGCCACACCTCCCGCTTGCTGCGGGCCTTGCCTCCTGCTACCCGCGGCCTTGCCGCTACCGCGGCGGCCAGCTCGGCGGGGTCGGTCACGCCGTGCAGGATGAGCGAACAGGCAAAGCTCATGTCGTAGCCGCTGCCGCTGGTGTCGCCCGACTCCTTGCCCTCGCTGCGCCAGTAGAGCGCAAGCCGTGGGCGGTTCTTGATCAGGTTCGCCACCCGTTCCGACACCTCGTCAGGGATCGCCGCGTTGGTCGGGAGCACGGTATCCCGCCGCTCCGTGTCCGCTGGCGCCTCGGGCAGCACATCGAAGTCGTCAGGGTTGTAGCGCATCGCGGCGTCGGCGTACTCGATGGTCACGACGGGCGCGGACGGCTCGAAACGGTAGGCGTCATCCACCCAACACGCCTTGACGTTCCGTGTGCCCGGCATCCGAAGGATTCGCGCGGCGTCGAAGCAGCGGTCACCGCCGAGGGCATGGGCGGCGCGCTTGCTGATCTCACGGAGGGTAGCGGGGTCGGTCGGCTCCTTCATGAGCCAGTAAAGGTGCAGCCCACGCCCGGAGTGAACGACGACCGACGGCACCAGGGGAAACGCGGCGATCCGCCTGCGCGCCTCGGGCTCCTTTACGTCCTTGAAGTCCACGTCACACCACGCGACCATACCCGGCGCTGCGCTCGAGGCGGTGCCGTCTCCGCGGGTGGCGCGAGGCAGCACACCGAAGAACACGGCGCGCCCGTCCTTCTGCGCCCGCTCGGCGATCGACGGCAGGGCGCCCGCGAGTTCTTCGGCCGACTCCCACCACTCTCGGATCGGGGGGACCATGCTCCGGCGGTCCTCGATGTACCGGGTTTCGATCCACCCGGAAACGGGGTCGCCGAGGGCATCCGTGAAGAGCAGATCAAGAAAGCTGGTCATGCGAACTCCGGCAGCAGGTAGGAGCGTTGAGGGGAGCCGACACACGCGAATGTGAACCGAGGCCCACGCCACCTGGTCGGGCCGAAGAGGATGGCGGCGCCCTCGCGCCACAGGAGCCGGTCGGCCAGCATGGACTCTCGCGGCGTGTCCTCGTCTCCTCGCGCCGCCCACGTCTGCTGATCGACGTAGAGCGCCAACGACGGGCGGGGATAGTCCGTGGCCCCGATCCGAAAGCGGTAGCCGTAGAGACAGGAGCGGGTCTGTAGCAGCCCGTCGATCTCATCGCCCATGCTGCCGCCATCGCGGCGCTTGCCCTCTACGGCGATGGCTGGCCAGCGGCCTGAGTGCTCCCAACTCGGCGGCGCTGTGATGTAGAGATCAGCCCGCCGCTGCTGACATCCACCGTCGAGGGTGGGCAGTAGAAACGTCATCTCGTAGCGGACATCGAAGCCGCGTGCGGAAAGGTCGGGGCCTACTACCCGACGTAGAAAGTCATCTTCTGAGGTGAACGCCATGGCTGGCTCCGGTCACGTTGTCGGGAGAACGCGGGTACGATCTCACCGAGAGTATAGCGCGGACACCCTTAGACGGACACCACCGGACACCTCGTTTTTCCTGTCAAGTCGGGCGCGGGGTTGGCGGCCACTTAGCCACGCTGCGCTTGAGCTGCACGAGATCAGGGTGGTCGAGGCTCACCCATTCGCGGGGGCGCCCCTTCTGCTCGAACCACTCCACGCGCACTCGCCCGTCGAGGTCCATGCCGAGCACTCGCCACGGCCCCAGCATCCACCCGAAGCCGCGCCAACTGGGCACCTCGGGGTAGCGGTCGGCGTTCACAGCAATCCGAACTGCTGCCGGATGCGGTTGCTCGCGAGGATGACTTGTAGGCGCTCATCCTGCGGCAGTCGCTTGGCCTCATCGCTGAGCACCTGGAGAGCCTCCATGAGCCGGGCGGTCTTTATCGGGTCGGGTCGAGGCCGTGGCGTGGTCATCGGTCCTCCGCGGATAGCGACCACTCGCCCACGCTGCCGAGCGCCACGCGCACCTCTGGCGAGTCGCCTACCGCGGCGTAGAACTTCCGGACCCGCAGGCTCACGCACGCTTTGTCATCGGCAACGATGCCGGCTTGTACCAGCGCGTCGAGCACGGCCTTTGCCACGTTGTCCACGTCGGGCTTGCACGGCGCCACGAATGCCTCGCTCGGGGGTTGTGCCGTGCGCGCCTTGGCCTTCGGGATGAGCCTCGCAGGCCGATCTACGAAGCACCGCAGCTCGACCCACCACGGGCCATCGAGCCGGGTCCATCCATCGGCGGCGCCCTGGAACGCAAGAATAGCCCGCGTCATGTATTCGGCCGTCTTTGCGTCCTTCATGGCTCGCCCGTTGTAGACGCGCACGCTGCCCTTGCCGCGGGGGTCGCCGGGGATCGTAGCGGTGAACGTCATCGGGCGACCTTGCCCCGGTTCGCGTGCGAGGACTTCGGGCGGCGGGTCACGGCTTCACCTCCTCCCGCAGCTTCTGCATGAGGTGCGATTCCGGGTTGAGGAGCAGGTACGCGAGCCACGCGAACGCAGCTTCGCGCCCGTCGTTGTAGTGGCCGCCGTTGGCATCGCCAAGGGCGCGCATCCCCTTGGCGGCGCTGGCGGCGTGCTTGGCGAAGTCGGAGAGCTCGCGGGCGAGGTGGGCGGAGTTCATGCTTGCTCCCTTGTGGATCGAGGCGATGGCCGTCTCTTGCACGGCGCGGGTGTGGCCGCGGAGCTCTGCCGCCGCGATGGCCTCGGCGATGTCGCGCACGGAGTACGGCACGCGCTTGGCGAGGGCGATTTGAGCGGGGGTGGGGGTCATGGCTTCGCCAGCCCTTCCCACACCTTGCTCATGCTGCGCGCGTATGTCTCGGCATCCTCTCGCGCCTCGTCACGCTGCCGCACCAGTTCTGCCAGCGTGTCGCGCTCGTCGCCCGCCGCGACTGGTCCATACAGGGCGATCAGGTCGCGCAGTCGTCGGGCCTCGTTGGTCGCGATCTTGCGCCGCTCCTCGCTTACGATCAGCGCCGCCCGCAGTTCGTCCGCCTCGCCCTCTGCCATCACGAGCGAGTATGCGAGGTCAGGCGCTGCGGCGATGATCTCGGCGTCCTGCTCGCCTACGCATGTGACCACCAGGAACCCGCCGCCCTTGATGGCCGCGTGTTCCGCCGCGTCCTCGTGGTCGCACGCTGCTACCTGCACCCGCCACGGCCCCGGCGTGCAGTCCTCGATCATGCGCTGAGCGTGCCGTGGGCCGATGCGGCGGGTCATGGCACCTCCCCCACCATCGCCAGCCGAGCCCGCATCCACGCGACAGCCGCCGCGAGCGCATCGGCGTGCTCGGGCTCGATGCCGGTCGCCTCGGCTTCCTGCCACGCAACGTCATCAACGACGAGCGGCCAGGCGACATGATGCGAGGCCCCCCAATGCCAGTAGCCGATGCTGTCGCAGTTGAGCGAGGCGCTGAGCACGCCGTCTTTGGCGGTGGGGTGGCGGCAGGTATCGTGGACGAAGCGGAACGGGGCCGTCTCGGGAGGGAGGTTCAGGGGGCGAAGGTCAAAGAGCATGGAGCCCCCCGCAATCCACGATCGCATCGTAGATCGTCACCTTGTCGGCGCGAGACGGTGCCGGCGCTACTCCGTCCGTGTCGTACAGGTGGAGCAGCTTCGATAGCGTCGTGCCGCTCAGGAGGATGTACCCCCGCTCGGCGTGCGACAGGGTGGTACGGCTGATGCCGAGGATGTCCGCCACCGACTCCTGCGAGCGGTGCGAACGGTGATGGGCCAACAGGCGCCCGAGTACAGCAAAGCGGGGAGGAGTGTGCATGGCCGTAGTCTACTGGGGTCGCGCCCGTATTGCAAGCGACACGAATGGGCTTGACGAGGAAACGGCCGCGCCGTATGGTGCAGGCTCACCCGAAGGAGAACGATGCTCACCACGTCAGAACACATCAACGAGATCGCCGCCGCGCTTGCGAAAGCGCAGGGCAGCATGGACAACGCCAGTAAGGACCGGAGTAACCCCGCGTTCAAGA